ATGATTAGGTCCAAAATGGTAATGGTTAGCATGTGGATTTACTGTTATATTCGTATTAAAAATCACAGCATCTGCAGAACCTCCAGTACCATAAGAATTCCCTATGATAATACTTCTAGGAGTACTCCAACTACTATCCAACGTCCAACCTGTAGGAGCAGATGCTTGAGGAAATAACAAGGCTGTTCCTGATGGAAATGCCTCAGGAATGAATACTTTATTAGTTGCTAGTAACCATCCCCCTCCACCACTATCCAACGAACTGTCATAGAAAATAGTACTATAAAGCCCCGCTGTTATATCTCCAGAAACACATACACTATAAACTCCTTGTGAATATTTAAACACTTTCTTACTTGCTAAAGCATTAATTCCTAACACACTTGCCCCAGTACTGGCATTAACAAACTTAATATTAAAAGCCATTCCAGTAGCATACTCAGTTACTGCAGGATCAAGTGTGGCTGTGTAAGTATTGGTACCTGTAGCAATTCCAAAACAAAGTAAGTTGTTCTGTGACAATACCTCAATTTCATTAACTTTTCCTGCGGTAAGAACTGCTGCTATATTATCTCCAGCTAACCAAGCTTTAGCAGTAGTTCCTTCTTGTGCACGAGCAATGCTAAAAGTATCTCCTGAAGTTAAAGTTACTTTAACTAACTCCCTATCAGGATCAAGTGCTGGAGCAGGATATGCTGAACCCCAAATTGCACACATGAAATATCCTGTAGCAGGAAACTTAACTCCTTCAGCAGAAGTCACAACTAATGAAGTATCAGATGAATTAATCCCATCATTCAGAAGTGAAGAAGCAAAATTCTTATTTTTCAAAATAGCCATAATAATTTAGCTCCTTAGTTAACTAGTAACTATGTCCTCACCAGTCAGCATTATATTACTAACTGTGAGAGCTGCTCCGTCAGCTACAGTTTGAGTACCATTAGCATCAAGCCAAGTAATAACTGCATCTGTGAAATCATCCCCAGCTGTACTGTCTGTAGAATCATTATAAATGATTGCACCCACAGTTGCTAATGCACCACCTGAAGCTGTCCACTGAGCATTAAGAAAAGTTACTTCAGCACGGTCCTCAGTATTATCAGTCGTAACTGCATCCAATGTAAGAGTAATTCCTCCTGCAGTATATCCATTTCCAGTAGGCAATTCATACGAACTTACATCCGTATAAGCCTTATGATTATCCTTGTCAAAAATAAATCCTTGATCCATCAAGATCATTTTGAAAGTATCAGTCAGTGCATTAATCTGACCTTTCCACAACATACTTTTGGCACTATTAGCAATTTGATTCATCTATCAATCTCCCAAGTTATACCCTGCATTTGGAGCACCTATAAGAATTTGCCCGTTGTAATTACATATAGCCATAGCCGTAGGCACATCTGCTTCTGCATATTGTGTAGTAATAGGATCTCTCACCACAGACACTGCCCCATTACTCATATAAACAAAGTCATGACTGGAGATAAGACTCCAAGTACTCCCACCCACAACTGAATGTTTTAGAACTAAATTACTTCCCTGAACCTCATACACATAATGTTTGGTACATACTATAATAACATTAGTTTCTACAAAGATTTGAGGATAAGGAAACTCATCATCAAGTTCATATGTCCGTACTAATTCCTTAATCCTTTGAAGCACTCCTTCCATCCCCACTACACCATTACACTCAATGAGGGAGTGCTCATTAACTAAGTTAGTCTTAAGTTTCCTCAGACCTGTCTTAAGATCAGCATTTCTAATAGGCAGGGAGAACTTACCATTACGTAAGATTTCCATAATTACAATACTCCAAAACTGTCATCTTCCATATTGATATTAAGATCAACATTCTTTCTATCAGACTTAACCCCTGTTAGATTAACTTCTGACTTCACCTTAATCTGTTCACGAATTCTGGGCACAGCTTCAGCTAATACCTTATCTAAATCTTGCCCCAACTCTTTACCTTCTTCTCCAGCAATTACAGCTGTAACAACATCTGCATGATCCTTAAACTCTGGATACTTAGTATAAAACTCCTTCCTCACAGTATTATTAGAAGCTTGCTGTGACATAAGATTTCCAATAACTTCAGGCATTAAATTAAGAACCTTCTCAATAACCTGTAAGACAATTCTATCTTCCTGAGCTTTGCTTAACTGTAAATACTGTTGTCCATCAGGCATCTCATCACCCATTAGTTTGAGTTACACCATTACTTTCTTCGGTCGCCAAGTCCATGTCAATCAGAATAGCGTCATCTGTAATTGTTTTAAGCCAAGTTTTAGAATTCTCAGTTCCCCTACTAAACGTCTCCAACTTATACAGTGTGGCCCTCATAAGAAGATCAGCTTCATGTGTAAGCCAAAAGTTAGAATCTGCATCAGTGATTAGAATCATAGGATAATTTATTCTGGCCTTAGAACTTGGCAGGGTTATTAGACGATCTAACATCTTAACCGCCCCATTGATGTAGAAGTTAGCTCCGTTATCTACATAATCCACAGCATCCAGCACCAAATCATAACGGCCTGACAATTTGACAAATTGTGTTCTGAAGTCCTTAAGATTCATATCAATCCCTGCGTTGAATTATTGAACACAGGGATTACCCTTTCAGATAATCCCCATGTAGATTAGGATCACCTCCTATTAAAGAGCATTATCCGTATTAAATCCACTCAAATATCCCCAGCCGTTAGGATGATGATATTCCAGTCCGCATTCAGTTAAGAACTCTTCCTTGATACCATCTCTGGAGGTGTAGCCACCTTCCTTATAAGTAGTATCTTTCTTAAACATAGTATCCTGAATGTATTTATACTTGATATCCTTAGGCTCAAAGATAATCATAGCATTACGAGTAGTTTCTTCATTTGTCAACAGTGGGTGGCGCATAAGATTAATGACACCAAAAGCTGTGACCCATTTAGTAACTTTAATCCCGTAAGACTCCGTGGCATTGGTGTAGTCGAAGTTTCCACCATTTTTGATAATCCTGTTAATTCCTAGGATTGCCCCTGATCCTGCAAATGCCAACTTCTCCTGTGAACCGTAACGGAAGATAACTTCCAACTGTTGATCCAACCACTCTTCACCACTTTGCAGCCAGGTCTTACCAGCAAAACTTGTGTTAGTAGCAAAGTTATTTACATTACCAGTTGCAGTACCTGAACCTGTATAACCGCCACGAATAGCAGGAACAATTCCCAACGTAGTTCGTTCTTTCTTACCATTAGTACCCATAAGTTCTGAACTTACTCCGTAGATAAATGCCTTCTCCATCTCAATTGAGTGCAGTTCAAGTGCCTCACGTTTAGCCTCTTTGTACTGTTCATCAGTACGTAGAGTTGTCTGCATTGCAGTACGAGTCATTTCCAGAGGAGTCCGGAAGATCTGAGTATAATTATACCATTTCTCAGGATCGTACGCAATAGCATCCGGCATCGCTGCGCCTTCAGCATTTGCATTACCAATGATGAGAGCAGTGTCACAATCACTCAAATCACCTGCCGAAGAATTATCATCAGCTTCAAGCAAATATACTTGAATATAAGAAGATGCTCCATTATCTACACGTGTAGTAACTTTACCCACACAATCAACAGTGAGATCTGATGAATCCCGCAGGAGTGCAACATGTCCTAAGCGCCACTGCCCTATATCTGCCGAAGACATTTTAACAAATACAGAGTCACCCTGTACTCCACCACTTACATATGCCACACTGAGAGCTGCATCTGTATACACCCCTGTAACCGTTGCCCGCTGAGTTGCCAGAGATTTTGTCCACCAGTTGAATTCTGGATCAGTTGTTCGCTCACTTGCCATCTTACTCAAAATTGCCGTAAGAGGTGCATCGCCATTAGGATACTGAAATAAGATTGCTTCTCTCCAAGATTTCGGCCGCTGATCAGCTACCCAGTCACCATTACCACGCATACCAAGAAATGCCATTTTTGTTTCTCCTTAAAATTTACTCTTAAATTAATTAACTAGCAGCAGTGATAGTTACACCAGCAGCTACGCCAGCCATACCTGTCACATACCAACTGGTTCCGTCACACTCAACTTCAACCCAATCACCTACAATAGATTGACTGGCCACAAAAGAAATTGTATCTCCAGCAGTTGCAACAGTAGCGCCAGCACCATCTGCATGACATACTACGAAGCCAATAAACAGGTTGGCACTTCCTGAAGTTACCACAGTATAATTCGCACCAGCAGGAGCTATCTTACACACGAACTTGTATTTAAGTCCTGCAGCCGGAGCAGGAAGAGTAGTTACAAACTCAGTAGCATGTGCTAAGAAGAATGTAGTTCCACTCTCCTCAGCCTTCACTTGACGCGTAGCTGCCAAAGTCACCACTGGAACCTTCCCAGCAAGTGAACCACCAGACTCAACATTCCCAGTTACCTTAAGTTTTCCTACCATCAAACCGTTAAAAAATTCGCCTTCACCACTCATAATTAACTCCCTTAATCACTGATAAGATCATTGATCTCATCGGCTAATGTATTAGTAGGAGCTGGTTTAGTCCGAACTCCTCCTGTTGCCCCCGGTAAAACTGGTTTCGATTTCCTTCCAAGCGCCTTAGTCCTAAACTCCTCTACTGTTCCCTGTACAGATTTAAATCCTATAACTTCATTCACTTCAGTAGCTGTTAGTTCAAGAATTTCAGCTAACGTCTTATCCTGATTTCGTGCCTGAACTTCCACTGCAACATTACTAACATAATTCTTAATTTTGCTTAGATGAGGATGCCTAGAATAAAAGTCGTTAGCAATCTCTCTCTGAGAGTTGTAGGTGCTGACAACCGGTGAGACAAGTTGTGGAATCTCAGACAACACGCTCTTACGTGTAAGAGAAGCTTGAGCATTAAGAACATCTCCCAAGAATTTCAGGAAGCCTTCCTTACTATCCATCACCTCTGTAAGGTCCACATCTTTGTACATATCCAACAGATTCAAAACTGTTTGATCCTGTACTGGAGGACTCTGTACTTGTTGTGGATCAGCTACAGAACCCCCTATAGGTTTTGGTTCTGAGGTCTTATCTAATGCAGAGGTAAGTCTTTCAATCGTAGCTTTAAGTTGTTCAACTTCAGACAGCTCAGCAGGTTTCTCTACTACAGGTGTTACAGATTCTATTACTGTAGGTTCAATAACTGGATCAACAATTACTGGTTCAACACCAGGATCAACAACTGTAGGATCAACTACAACTGGTTCTTTAACAGACTCTTCAACCACAGGCATATCGTTAAGTAGATCAGCCAAATCTGTTTCCAAATTAGGATCAACCCAATCTAACTCCTGCACAACATCCTCTACTTCTTCAACAGGTTCAGTATTATTCATCTCGTTCATTTTCTAACTCCTCATGTTTAAGATCACTTTCTTTATTACTTAACAAATTCTCAAATATATTCAGAACCAACTCCAGAGACATGATCCCCCCTTGCGTTCGCATAAGATTGTCCCTATCACTGTTGACCGACATATCTCCAAATGTATCCTTAATGGAGAGAATTCGTGCCACAACTTCATTCCTAAAATCCAGATGCAACTCACTTCCTATAAAATCCCTCATTCGACTAATATCTGTTTGAGGTTTGTAGTCCTTAATCTGATGTAAAAGATCTTCTGATTTTTGCATAACTTACATCCCCACAGGTATGAGATTACCAGCTTGCACACCTTGCTGAACTCCCTGATCTGACATTATCTTAGGTTGGATTCCACCACCTTTACGAACAAAATCATTCACGTTCTTAGCCCCCAAGTTCCTAGCAATATGCATGAAGATTCTGACTACATCAAAATGCTGAGCCAACTCAGGAGAGGAGCCCAAGATCTGAAACAACTGAGTCCATGCCTGAGAGTAGTTGCCTCCAGGGACAGAACCATCTCTGACCTGCACCCTATAATTAATATCCAAGTCCATGGGAGCAACTTTAATCCTACCACGATTCACCTGTTGCTCATACTCAGCTTGGAGTACTTCTTCCCAATCTCCAGCAATCTTGACAAATTCAGGAGAAGACATTAACTGACGATTATGCACAGCAAAGAATGTTCCTATATCTTGCATCCCCTGCATACCCATAACCCTTACCAGACGCTCCAGACGAGTAATGCCACCTGCGCGAGTGCCTTGAAACTCAGCACCTGTAAGACGTTCTGGTCCACCCTGACGCAACGATCCCTGCATGGATTGATCTACACCGGAGATTCTCTCCATCCACTGTACAATGAATCCAGAGTCAGCAACGTTACCTCGGGTGACATCTGTCACTCCTAGTTGCTGCACAAGCTTATCCACGCCTTTGCCCCATGCAGGACGGCGAGTCCTAACCATTCCTCCAGCACCGCGATTCTGCAAGTCATGACTATTAACTAAGTAGGGATCATAAATAAGTACATCATTCAATGCCTTACGCACATTCAAAACGTGAGAGTTAAACATGAAGTCTAACACACCCTGCATACCATACAGCATTTCGATTCGCGATACAGGATACATTGAGTAACCGTCAAAGTCAGGAGCCATAACATTGACAGGGAACTTATTGTGATCAAGTCCTGCAGGACGTGCTTGAATTAAGATTTCATCTTGAGCCAGTTCAAAATACCACTTCTCAGGATAAGTATTAGATCCAAGTCCCCAGTCATTAGGAATGATATCTATGAACATTTTCAACTGATCAATAGTTTGAGAAGTCCTACTATTCAATCCATCATTAGTACTTGCTCCACTTCGGGTATTTCTACCACTTGCATCTGAAGGATATATAGAAGAAGTTCTCCCTAACAAAGCCTTTAGATACTTCACATTAAAAATCTGTGTAGGATTACCCTTCTCAGCACTCAACAGTTTTAGATAATTAGTCCTATTCAACCATCCTACATATTCTCCTTTCTGGGGTTCAAACACAGGCACAGAAGTATCAGGAAGATATAAATAAGGATCAATATTATCAAGAGCGTTACCTTCAAATAACAAGTGATCTTTAATATAACGGTGTTCCGTAGTTCCACCAAATCCCAGGAACCCTCCAACCTTCTCCTTAACCACTTTCGTACCATACTCTGTCACCCATGTAGGTGTTGATACTCCGAAGCCGTAAGCAAAGGAGTCTCTAGCTTGGGTATGTAAGTTAAGACCTACTTTGTTTTTAGCACACTGAATGTCAATTATTTTTTCCAGCAGTATAGAACCAACTACAGAATCAGGATCAGTTCCTTCGTATCTGAAGTAAGGTTCCTGGAGAAATGCTCCTACGAAGTAAGACAGAAGAGTCTCCAATACTGTATAGGAGTTAGGAAATACTATACTCACCGGCTTCCTAGCATCCTTTTCCTTAAGGAGTTTCTCTTCCTTATCTACCTCAATATAAGCAGTGAGGGTGTGATCTATTTTAACCCAATCTTTATGACGGTTAGACATGGTGCGTGAACTATCATATGCCCTCTCCAGTAACATATCTCGGAGTCTATTATGTAGAGGATTACCTGGGGTGAGGTCAATCCCGTCAGGATATTCATAACTTAAATCCTTCTCAGGTTTGAAAGAAGTTCTTTTAAAATTCTTATCTCCAATTGCAATAGCTGGCATTTTAAGTTTCCCTTATTTTGCTATGTTAAATTATTGAATGTAGCAATTAAATTAAAAGACCCATTCTAGCACTGGTCATGAATCCATCTTCATCATCAAACAACTCGGCATATTCATCTTCTTCCAACTCATTCTTATATGTTTCAGGATCATCAGTTGGATCGAAGTGCACAGACTGACTATCCATTATATGAGTAATGTATGCAGCCCCGTCCATCACGTCCCAGAGTTTACTACGGGGGAATCCTAAGAGTTGCATCTCTAAAGGACCACAATTACTCTTATTATGATACATATAACCCAGACGATAGAGGGGTGCTAAGGTTTTAATCCTCTCAATCTTCCCTTTCTCATTTTGCCCTTTCTTTGCCTGTAACTGAAGAAGGAGAGGAAAGATTCCCCTCACCCTACACTCACTTTCGATAGGCTGAATGATAAATTCGTTGAGGCCAGTGACCTCATAACCCAAGATGAATGACTTAAACTCCAACACCTGCCTAAACATCTCGTTATAAATTTCATCAGGATACATTCGTGCAGATACAATTTCCCTGAAGAAAATCCTACGAGAACTCCGATCCACAGCAATTGTTTGAATAGATGTTTCTGCACTTTGAATTTTCACTGTTTTGGCCGGATCAACTATGGTTACATGAAGAAGATTTTTAGTTTTAATCTCGATCCTTTTCTCTTCATTCTCACCAGCCACCTTCTCATACACAACAAGTTTATCTTTCTGATCTTCGAAGTATCTAAAATAAGACTGCTTGAATATTGCATCTTCAAGCGCTATAGGAATATTCATCCTTTCCATGTAAAAGGAATCAAGAGTTCCTAAGCGTCTATGCTCTTCAACTTCTTCCAACACCTCAGCATCAGTCATGTAGTTCTGATCTAATGACTTGTAATTCTGATCACATATGGACAGTTGGACAGAGGCCCAGTCAGGAGAATCTAAGAGATCAACAAGTAGAGAATCTTCATGTTTAATAGTATCTATATAAATGAAAATACATCCATCCCCGTAACGATCCTCAGTCTTCATCAAATCAGACCAGAACCATTCCTTAAGTTTCTTCCTATTCTCTACAGATTGAATTTCATTCTTATCTTCCAAGTCATCTATGATTACCAATCCTGGTCGATTGTTAGCCCAGTTTAAACCCCTGACCTGCTGACCCGCACCACGAGGTAATACAAAGGTAGAACCATAAGCAGTCCAAGCCTTCTTGGAAAATGACTCATCCATTACATCTTCGGTGTCAATAGAATCTTTAATATTACCGAAGAGTTGTCTTACCATCTTATTAGTGATTAAATCCCTCTTCATATTCTCAGTCTGCATTTCAGCAGAAGTTGCTGAATTACTGAGATAAACTATGAAATTGCATAAACGATATAGGATTGACCTGTTAGCAATTGTCCTAGCAATACTTGTCTTACCTATGCCACGAGGTGCAGCAATAGCAATTTTCTTCTTACCTTGGGCAATCATACTGAATGATTGATCTACCAGGTCAAATATCTGTTGATGCAAGATACTGAATGGTGCATAGAAGATATCAGGAAAAATAACTCCACAACATGTCTTAATATTAATTAGACATTGTGCCAAGATATTATCCAGTTCTTCTTTATTTAAGTTAGGGTCTAACATAAGAATTGTTTGCTATGTTTATTAAT